AATGTTCTTGTTTTCGTTAAACGGTAACACCTCATTCAGCCCGGCATTTCTGAAATCAATGTGCAACTGCTCCAGTGCTGCTTCTTTATCAGCACCCGTTAATTCGAGATAATCCCAGAGGCTGGCGCATAAACCACAGTTTCGCGAAAATATTCCGCCTGGATTTGCTCCGTTTTTCAGCCACAAATCATAAGTAATATAAAACCCGCAAAGCTGTTGTCTGATATTTTCTTTGATTTCTTGCATTATTTATTACCGCCCTTTCGGGCGGCCTCCTGATTATTTGAGGGTGCAGAAATCCCTCCGGTTAAGGATTAATTTTTATGTTCTGTGCCAAATTTAATTATTCAGTTCGGGCTTTTGTCGCCCTGCGTATCCGCGCTTTCACGTTGCGCTCAATCTGAATTAGCTTTTCTATATTTTTTCGCCTTTCCCGTTCCTCCTGGCGCAATTGTTTTACATCATCTGCCAGCCAGGTTTCTCTTTTCGCCACAGAGAGCATCCAGTCAAATGGTTCCACAACCGCACCGCAGATTTTACAGCGGACCTGACGCTCTTTTTCGTCAACCCGGACAGAGGCGTGATGGCAATATGGTCTTTCCGATGGCTCATAAAGAAAATTAACCTGATTACGTGGGTCATCCTCTTTTACCGGAAATAAAACAATATTACTTAACTCATCTTCTGGTTTTATTTCCACATTACCCCCCCCTTTGATGTAAATGCCAGCAACACGCAGTACCTGATAGTCAATCCCGCTCACTGGTTGCCTCTTTCACAAAAATAATCCAATGTGTTTTATCGTTCTTGCCGGTACGCTGGCTGATGATTGGTTTCGCGTCGGTTAGTGCCAATATCTGGCGAACAGGTATTTGCGTTTCATTCCATTTAAAAATCAGAACGCCGTGTGGCCACAACACACGAAAGGCTTCTTTAAATCCCTGCCGCAAATCATCACGCCAGGTATCTTTATTCAGCCGTCCATATTTCTTTCCCATCCAGGCATTATCACCAATACGCTCAAGATGCGGAGGGTCGAATACAACAACCGGAAACGATGCGTCTGCAAATGGTAATGCACGAAAATCTGCTATCAGGTCAGGGCTAATAATCAGGCGTCGTCCATCACACAATGTGTGCTCTTCCTTTCTGATATCGCTAAATATCGCCCGGTCGTCATTCTTATCGAACCAGAACATGCGACTACCACAGCACATATCAAGAATGGTTGCCGGTGCACTCACTGCGCTACCTCCTGAAAATTACCCTGATAGAAAGCCAGTACACGCTGCATAGCTTCGCTCTTCCGGCACTCGCGACAGATTATATTCAGGCGCCTGTCGTAGCGGCGTATTTCTCCGTCTGGTAATGACCAGATAAGGTCAGGATCAACCACAGATGGTTTCTTCAGATTTGCCCTTGAGAGTTTTTTACGGGCGTTTTGCCAGTCCTTGCGCGCCTGTTCAGAGGGGAATAACCCGTAACCAGAGTTGTATACATCGCCACTGGCAACCAGCTCTCTGGCAAGAACGCTCATCAGATATCTTGTCGCACCTGTCTTGGCTTCCAGTTGCCGTAACGTCTCGCGACCGCTCAGACGTACAAGTTCAACAACCTGCCCTTTAATTTTTTCCCGCTCTTCTGGTGTAAATACTTTTGCCATAGCGCCTCCGGCAATCACTTTTCCGACACAATACGACTGGAGGAATCGACAATCAGTCGAACAATATCCCGGTGCTTGTTCAGCTCCCGCAGCGCGGCGCAGACACGCTCCCACTTCTGGACATGATTTTTCGCCCGACGCAGTTCGCGGTTTGCCAGATGCAGCGATGGCAAAATCAAATCATCAGCTCGCGTTGCAGTAAACGATGGCAGCGACTGCACAATGTCCGCCACAGTTTCTGTTTTAATATCTTCCTGTGTTGCTGCTTCCTGTACTGGTAACGCAACACCTGCTGGCTGAGGAAAGGCTTTACCATCATTTTCCGTTACCGATGCAGCTTTCGGCTCTACTGGTAAATTATCGCCCGGTATGCAGTAACGAAATTTACCGCCCTGATTTACGCGAATCAGACGACCTTTGCTGATTGCCATTGCCAGCGTTGAAGCCACTTTGCGTGATGTGGTACCGAACAATGTAGCCAGTTCATCCGCCGTTTGTGGTCCGCGTTGTTCAATCGTCGCGGTTAAATCGCACTCTGAGATTTTCGCTACTGTTGCCGTGGTGGTTTCTTCCGGCAGTTCTGCCTGCGCTGGCTGTTCCTGCTGAACGTTGTTATCAGCCACACGCCAGGTGTACGCGCTTTTATCAACGAAACCAGCCTTTTTCAGTTCCCATAGTTCGTTCAGCACTTCTTCACGACTGATATCAAGTCGCGCAGCAAGTTCTATGGATGTGGCCTTTCCCATTGCTTTCAGTGCGTCAAAAACAGTCTCCATTAAAATTTCCTCCCGGTAAAAATCACTTCGCAATTCCTGGCTGGACGACATTCGGACGCCAGCTCTCCCAGTTAAAATTCACCCATCGCCCGCCGTTCATGGTCATGCGATCCATAATCCTCTCGCCGAGCAATGTTTTCATGGCCTCATAGTTCAGGTTTGTCAGCATCCCCACGCTGCGCATCGACGCTGTCCGGCGATCAACAATCTGGTGCAGCACCACCTGCTCGTTTTTTGTCTCGCGCTGAATGCCAATTTCATCAAGAACCAGCAGATCCACTTCGCACAGCTCCCGCAAAAATTTTTCGCCTGACTGCCCGTCGTCATAGCTGGCGTGCAGGGCGCTCATAACATCAGCCACGGTAACCACAATCACTGTCTGACCGTCTTTCAGCAGGCGATTCCCGATAGCTGCCGCTAAGTGATTCTTCCCGGTACCAGGTTTTCCGCTGAACGCAAAATTTGTACACCCGGTCATCAGTTCATCGGTGATGGATTTCGCCTGGCTTAACGCGTATCGCTGGCCGTCGTTCTGCACCTGGTAATTCGCAAACGAGCATTTACGGTGCAACGGCTGGATGCCAGAGCGATTCAGAATTTTTTCCACCCGCAACTGACGATTCAGGCGGTTGATCTCCTCGCAACGTTTCTGGCCTTCAGCAAGTTGCCACTCACGCCACTCCGCAACCGTTCTGAATGGGGCGGTTACATGTGGTGGGGTCAGTCTGCGGATACGCTCCAGAACGCCGCCTGTCGCAATATTTTTCATGGTCTGTTACCCCCTGAAGCCTGGCGGGATCGCACTGTCCGGCAACGAGACGGTGTTAACCTGTCGGAGCAACGTCTCAGGCCGAACACCTTTCGGCGCGAACAGGCCCTGGTATTCATTGGCGATACTGTGTCGAATCACCTGCTCAGGTGTAAAACCCTGCTGGCGGAATTTTTCCAGCTCCCGTATCGCCCCGTTAGCGCCCTGCTCCGTTCGAATCGGTTTTCGCAATGCCTGCCTGAACCGGACCCACTCATGCCAGAGTGTTTCCGGCAACCAATCGGGCAGCTCAATAGCCTCCGGCTCAAATTTTTTAGACGCTCGTTTTTGGCGAGGGGGATTTAGGGGGAGATCAGTATTTATATCTTCCTCTTCCTCTTCCTCTGGTAACGCTTTTTGATCCGTTTGTGTAACGCTGCCAGCGTTACCTTTTCGTTTCAGTTCGCGTATTTTTGTAACTCGCTCGTTTGTAACCGCCCGTTTTTTAGAGCTTTTCCCGTTATGACGTTCAAAGTTAGGTAGAGAAAGCCCACCGTCATTTTCGACCAGCCATCCAACCTGAATTAACGCATCAGCAAAACCAGCCATAAAAGTGATGCGATCTATTGCACTTTTTGTAACGCCGCGAGCGTTACAATCTGCATTACCGTCTATCATTTGTTGATCCGCCCATGCCCAGAAGCGAATAACCTTCCCTAATGCGGCATCTGGATCAATATTCAGAATCTCAGCAAGCCTGAATATTTCCGGCTTATCCGGCGTAATAACCTCGAGCTTTATCCAGTTTGAAGCCATTTGTTTTCACCTTGTAACGCTCGCAGCGTTACATTTAACTGATACCGAACAAAACAATCCGGCACGATCAATTTCAATCAATGCACTACGACAGAATCGCCGGGCGACCCACCACCGCTGAAATGTGCTTTCCGGTAAACGGCCTGGACTGCATCATCATGCGCATCAATTGCCGTACTCAACGCTTCCTGCGCCGCCAGTAATGCACGGCGCTCCAGGGTATCGAAGATGCAGAGTCGGTGACGCAGCTCGCGCGGAAGAATTGCCAGAACCGCAGGGATGAGTTTCTGAATTTTTTCCCTTTGCGCTTTCGTTTCACCTTTCAACCAACGGTGATAGATATTCTGCTGATTGTTCCAGTCCTTGCCTGGTACAAGGGGCAATTCGCCGCCCCCCTGGCGCAGATATTCTTCAGTAATTGCGTTAGCGACCCACGCCTGCCCTTTTTCGGCTGCCAGGGCTAACAACACTGATTCGATATGCTCATGCCTGATTTTCATGAATCAACCGCTCCTATGCTGTTTTCGCTATGCTTACCGTCTGGGGGGAATACATCGTCAAGTCCACAATGAGCGCCAAGCCGATTAAGGGTAGAAACAATTTTTCTGCACTCCTCTAGTCCAGGGGTACGAAAATTTGCTTCGTAATTTGCCAGTCGGCTTTGTATCCACCCTAACTGAACAGCAAGTTGTCTTTGAGACAGCCCAAGCTGTTTTCGATATGTTGAAATTTTGTTCATTGAAAACCTCCGATGACAATTTTAAACACATCTTGTGTTATATGGTCAAGCTGTTTTGTGTTTTATGTAAATCACGATTCGTGATACAAGGATGCAATGGAAAAAGAAAACGAAAAAATTGCCGCTAGTAGGCTCAATGACAAAATTGCAATGCGTCTTAAAGAGCGCAGGCAGAAGCTTGGTTTATCTCAAGGAAAACTTGCTGAAATCTGCGGATGGACGCAATCGCGTATAGGTAACTATGAGGCGGGCAGCAGAAATGTTGGAGTGCATGACGCTGTCGTATTGGGAAAGGCACTTGGCATATCTCCTCCTGAGCTCCTCTTTGGAGAACAGGAATCTTCTGAATTGTGGTTAAATGAATCCCAACGAAAACTTCTTGAGTTGTTTAACCAGCTACCGGGCTCAGAACAACAACGAATGATTGAGCTATTTGAAGTCCGGCTAAAAGAAATCGATGAGTATGTAGAAAAATATTTGAGAGGCAGGCTTAAAGATAATCCCTCACCGGAGTAATGAGCTTGCTATCACAGTAATATGCCAATCAGCCCGCTATCAGCGGGCTTTTTTGTACCATCATCATATGACACTCACCACAAAACACATTTCGTGTTGACATAAGAAAACGCATTGTGTTTAATAAGCATATCCAAACAACGCCCCCACCAGAGAACGGCAGGACAATACCTCGAGTTATCCAGCCACTGAACAGGGCTAAGTAGCCAGCCTGAGGCATACGAACATGACGGCAGTTGTTGATTGATACAAAGCGCAGTAGATAAAACGTTCCGCCACCCGGCGTTAAGGGGAAATGAGGTCAACATGGATACTATCGATCTTGGCAACAACGAATCTCTGGTATGTGGCGTGTTTCCCAACCAGGATGGAACGTTCACCGCCATGACTTATACCAAAAGCAAGACATTCAAAACTGAAACGGGCGCACGTCGCTGGCTTGCCAGAAATACTTGCTAATCCATTATTTGGATTAATTCAATATTCTCGCTGTAGGGGTATAGCAGAAACCACCAAAGCCCGGAGGTGGTGAAATAAAACCGGGCACAACACGAAGGCGCATTTCCGATATCCATAAAGAGTCGGTTTTGTCTGTTAAATTTAAATGGTGGGAGTGCGCCTCCGGTTGTAAATAACGACATTGCTGTGTGTAGTCTTGGCGGCATCAGTTTTTTCTTGAAGTTCGGCTGATGTCCGCCCCTTTTTAAAGTGAATTTTGTGATGCGGTGAATGCGGCTAAGCGCACGCGGAACAGTTAAAAGCATCAGTGTTATGGGTGGATTATCCGGCGTTAATTGTTAACTGGTTAACGTCACCTGGAGGCACCAGGCACCGCATCAACAAAGTTCATTTGTAAAAATGGAGATAATTATGATTGCACATCACTTCGGAACTGATGAAATACCACGTCAGTGTGTGACTCCTGGCGATTATGTTCTTCATGAAGGCCGGACATATATTGCCTCGGCAAACAATATTAAAAAGCGAAAACTTTATATTCGTAACCTGACCACAAAAACATGCATTACTGACTGCATGATTAAAGTCTTCCTCGGTCGTGATGGTTTACCTGTAAAGGCGGAGTCATGGTGATGACTAAGAAAATAAAATGTGCTTACCACCTTTGCAATAAAGAAATTGAAGAAAGCAAAAGTATTAAAAGACCACTTCATTTCATGCGTGGAGTTATCCCAACGACGGAAATGAAAAAATATTGTAGTGAAAGTTGTGTCGAAAAAGACCAGATGGCACACGAACTTTAATTAACTGACTATGCGAAACTGAATTTATGCCAGCAATGGCAGGGATTCGCTCAACCTTAATTAAGGAGAAAAACATGATTACCAGTTATGAAGCCACTGTTGTAACTACTGATGACATTGTTCACGAGGTTAATCTGGAAGGAAAGCGTATTGGCTACGTGATTAAAACAGAAAATAAAGAAACCCCATTCACTGTGGTTGATATCGACGGTCCATCAGGCAACGTTAAAACACTTCACGAAGGTGTCAAAAAAATGTGCCTGGTGCATACCGGAAAGAATCTGCCCGCAGAAAAAAAAGCCGAATTTCTGGCAACTCTAATTGCAATGAAATTAAAAGGTGAAATCTGAAAGAAATAGCCTGCGTATGGCGCAGGCTATGAACAGTGTGTATCCGGCAAGATCATTCACTGAACAAACGAATTTTAATCTGAGTTGAGGTTAAAAAACAATGAGCACCGATAAACAAGTTTACCCACTGTATTACGAAGCAAAAAATGACAAAGTAAGAAAACGTCTCGGTATTAAGGGCGGTTTTTACTGGGCTGAAGCGAAAAAATTATCCATTGCCATCTCCCGTGGTGCTGTTGCGATTGACGATGCTGGCTACGATGAAGATGACTTCAAAAAACCTGTTCGCGTCAATTTGCCCGTTGTTGATGACCTCCCGCCAGAAGGCGTATTTGATACGGAATTCTGCAACCGTTACGAAAAAGGCGGGGAAGATGGCATCACAATGGTATTTATCGCGCCCTCACCCTCTGCGCAGGGCAAACCAGCCAGCACTGACAACACCAATGTTAATGGCGAAGACATGACGGAGATTGAGGAGAATATGCTACTCCCGATTTCTGGCCAGGAGCTACCCATTCGCTGGCTTGCTCAACACGGCAGCGAAAAACCGGTAACGCACGTTTCACGCAACGAACTCCAGGCATTACACATTGCACGGGCTGAGGAACTACCAGCTGTTACTTCCCTGGCTGTTTCCCACAAAACCAGCCTGCTCGATCCGCTGGAAATTCGCGATCTCCACAAACTGGTGCGTGATACTGACAGAGTTTTCCCTAATCCAGGCAATTCAAGCCTGGGGCTGATGACTGCTTTTTTCGAAGCATACATGGACGCAGACTACACCGATCGCGGTCTGCTGACAAAAGAGTGGATGAAAGGAAATCGTGTTTCACGCATCACGCGCACGGCTTCCGGCGCTAATGCTGGCGGCGGGAACCTCACCGATCGCGGCGAAGGTTTCGTTCACGATCTGACGTCACTGGCGCGCGACGTAGCCACTGGCGTACTGGCTCGTTCAATGGACGTGGACATTTATAACCTTCATCCGGCACACGCTAAACGTGTCGAGGAAATTATCGCTGAAAATAAACCGCCCTTTTCTGTTTTCCGCGACAAATTCATCACCATGCCTGGCGGGCTGGATTATTCCCGCGCCATCGTGGTTGCGTCCGTAAAAGAAGCACCAATTGGGATCGAGGTTATCCCCGCACACGTCACTGAATATCTGAACAAAGTACTGACTGAAACTGATCATGCCAACCCTGATCCGGAAATCGTGGATATTGCCTGCGGTCGTTCCTCTGCCCCGATGCCGCAGCGTGTAACAGAAGAAGAAAAACAGGATGATGAAGAAAAACTGCAACCATCTTGCGCAATGGCAGATGAACAGGCAACGGCTGAAACAGTGGAACCGGATGCAACTGAACATCATCAGGACACGCAGCCGCTGGATGCTCAGTCACAGGTAAATTCGGTTGATGCGAAATATCTGAAACTGCGGGCAGAACTCCATGAAGCCCGGAAAAACATTCCGCCCAAAAATCCTGTCGATGCAGACAAATTACTGGCTGCCTCTCGCGGAGAATTTGTTGAAGGGATTAGCGACCCGAATGATCCGAAATGGGTTAAGGGGATCCAGACCCGCGACTCTGTGTACCAGAATCAGCCAGAAACGGAACATAACGACCAGAAAGCGGAACAGAACGACCCAAATACGCAACAAAACGAGCCAGAAACGAAACAGCCTGAGCCAGTAGTGCAACAACAGGAAACGGAGAAAGTTTGCACCGCCTGCGGTCAGTCTGGCGGGGATAACTGCCCTGACTGTGGTGCGGTGATGGGCGACGCAACATATCAGGAAACATTCGATGACGAGAATCAGGTTGAAGTTCGGGAAAATGAGCCGGAGAAAATGGAAGGCGCTGAACATCCACACAAGGAGAATGCTGGCAGCGATCCGCATCGCGATTGCAGTGATGAAACTGGCGAAGCAGCAGCTTCATCATTAGAAAAACTCGACTGGAAAAGACAAGTGGTGATTGCGGCGGTTTACGGTTTATGTGCGAATCCTGCAGGTATAGCCTCAGCGCCATTAATTCCGGGTATTGCAATGATGATCGCAAACAAACTTGAAAATTTTGGGGTAACAGATGATGAGCACATGCCCGATTTTTGATCGCATTGAAGAGCTGGCATGGTCACGCCACTACCAGAAGATCGTTCGCGAAGAAAAAGAAACGGAACTGGCGGACGACCTGGAAAAAGGTCTGCCTCAGCACCTGTTTGAATCGCTCTGCATCGACCATTTGCAACGCCACGGTGCCAGCAAACAGGCAATCAGTCGCGCATTTGATGACGATGTTGAATTTCAGGAACGTGTGGCGGAGCACATCCGGTACATGGTTGAAACCATTGCTCGTCACCAGGTTGATATTGATTCAGAGGTATAAAACGAATGAGTACAGCACTTGCAACACTGGCCGGGAAGCTGGCTGAACGCGTCGGCATGGATTCTGTCGACCCGCAGGAACTGATCGCCACTCTTCGCCAGACGGCATTTAAAGGTAATGCCAGCGATGCGCAATTCATCGCGCTGCTGATCGTCGCCAACCAGTACGGACTTAATCCGTGGACGAAAGAGATTTACGCCTTCCCTGATAAGCAGAACGGCATTGTTCCGGTGGTGGGCGTTGATGGCTGGTCCCGCATCATAAATGAAAACCAGCAGTTTGATGGCATGGACTTTGAGCAGGACGATGAATCATGTACATGCCGGATTTACCGCAAGGACCGTAATCATCCGATCTGCGTTACCGAGTGGATGGATGAGTGCCGTCGCGAACCATTCAAAACCCGAGAAGGCAAAGAAATCATCGGACCGTGGCAGTCGCATCCCAAACGGATGTTACGGCATAAAGCCATGATTCAGTGTGCCCGTCTGGCCTTCGGATTTGCTGGTATCTATGACAAGGATGAAGCCGAGCGCATTGTCGAAAATACCGCACACACTGCAGAACATCAGCCGGAACGCGACATCACTCCGGTTAACGATGAAACCATGCAGGAGATTAACACTCTGCTGATCGCCCTGGATAAAACATGGGATGACGACTTATTGCCGCTCTGTTCCCAGATATTTCGCCGCGACATTCGTGCATTGTCAGAACTGAAACAGGACGAAGCAGTGAAAGCTCTTGGATTCCTGAAACAGAAAGCCGCAGAGCAGAAGGTGGCAATATGACATCGGACATTATCCTGCAGCGTACCGGGATCGACGTGAGAGCTATCGTGCAGGGGGATGATGCGTGGCACAAATTACGGCTCGGCGTCATCACAGCTTCAGAAGTTCACAACGTGATAGCAAAACCCCGCTCTGGAAAGAAATGGCCTGACATGAAAATGTCCTACTTCCACACCCTGCTTGCCGAGGTTTGCACCGGTGTGGCTCCGGAAGTTAACGCTAAGGCGCTGGCCTGGGGAAAACAGTACGAGAACGACGCCAGAACCCTGTTTGAGTTCACTTCCGGCGTGAATGTTACTGAATCCCCGATCATCTATCGCGACGAAAGTATGCGCACCGCCTGCTCTCCCGATGGTTTATGCAGTGATGGCAACGGCCTTGAGCTGAAATGCCCGTTTACCTCCCGGGATTTCATGAAGTTCCGGCTCGGTGGTTTCGAGGCCATAAAGTCGGCTTACATGGCCCAGGTGCAGTACAGCATGTGGGTGACGCGAAAAGATGCCTGGTATTTTGCCAACTATGACCCACGAATGAAGCGTGAAGGCCTGCATTATGTCGTGGTTGATCGGGATGAAAAGTACATGGCGAGTTTTGACGAGATGGTGCCAGAATTCATCGAAAAAATGGACGAGGCACTGGCTGAAATTGGTTTTGTATTTGGGGAGCAATGGAAATGAGCGCAGCCACAAAGCTCACAGGAGAAAAACCAGTGCGATACACAAAAGTCAAACCATGCCCTTTTTGTGGTTGTCCATCAGTAACGGTGAAAGCCATTTCAGGATATTACCGCGCGAAGTGTAACGGATGCGAATCCCGAACCGGCTATGGTGGAAGTGAAAAAGAAGCACTCGAACGATGGAATAAACGAACCACTGGAAATAATAATGGAGGTGTTCATGTATAAAATTACCGCCACTATTGAAAAGGAAGGTGGCACTCCTACTAACTGGACAAGGTACTCAAAAAACAAAGTTAACCAAATCGGAATGCGAAAAAATGCTCTCGGGGAAAAAAGAAGCAGGCGTTTCCAGAGAGCAGAAAGTAAAACTGATAAATTTTAATTGCGAGAAACTTCTGTCCTCGTGAGTTGCATTATATCCAAATTAGAACTTCATAGCTGATTATTAAAAATCAATCACGTCCGCCAGTATTCTGTATATTTACTGGCGGTCATATCGTAAGAGGTATGGCAATGAATCTTGTGACACTCAAAACGTGGGGGAAACTCAGATATCCGGATAATCCACCATCAATATCAACGCTGAGACGATGGGCAAGGAATGGAAACATTTATCCTGCACCTGAACTACACGGGAGGAGTTACAGGGTGGTTCCGGAGGCTTTCTATATCAACCCAAATAAGGTTGATACCGATATAACACACCATCAGCCTAATGGGCGACAAGGGAGAGACAGTCCGTTACTGGAGAAGTTAAAACATGCAGCGGAAAAAATACGATCCCAATTTGCCTAAAAACTTAACATATCGAAGGAGGGACAAAGCATATTACTGGCGCAACCCTCTGACGAAAGAAGAATTTACACTAGGTAAAATTTCAAGAAGAGATGCAGTAGCGCAGGCAATTGAAGCAAATCATTATATATACAAAAACTACTCTCCTGCTGCCTTAATTGAAAAGCTTAAAGGGTTCGACTCATTTACTATGGCAGACTGGATTGAACGTTACAAAACGATTCTTATAAGGAGAAAAGTGTCCAGAAATACTTATAAAATTCGGGTAAATCAACTGGAGACAATAAAAGAAAAATTGGGAGGGATTTTACTGACAGAAATAACCACTCGCCATATTGCCGAGTTTCTTGATTTGTGGATTGAAGGAGGGAAAAACACAATGGCAGGATCAATGCGTTCTGTGTTGTCTGATATGTTTCGTGAGGCCATTGTTGAAGGACGTATATCTCAAAATCCAGTAACGCCAACAAGAGCACCGAAAATAGTAGTTACAAGAGAACGACTGAAACTAAAGACATACAACTGCATCAGGGAGGCAGCAGATCAACTTCCGGCATGGTTCCCATTAGCTATGGATTTAGCCCTTGTAACAGGACAACGTCGCGAAGACATAACGAATATGCGGTTCAGTGATATTTATGATGATCGTCTCCACATCAGGCAAATTAAGACAGGAATGATGATTGCTATCCCCCTGTCACTCAGCCTTCCTGTCGCTGGTCTACGGCTTGGTACAGTAGTTGAACAGTGCCGCCTGGTAAGCCGGGGAGATTATCTAATCAGTGCCGGGATTAGAAAAAACAGCCCTGACGGCAGCATTCACCCGGATGGCCTGACAAAAAAATTTGTCGCAGCCAGAAAATTAACAGGTATCCAGTTCAGTGAAAACCCACCAACTTTTCACGAGATCAGAAGTCTGGCTGGACGATTGTACAAAGAAACATGTGGAGAAGAATTTGCTCAGCGTCTACTTGGCCACACATCGGAGAAGACAACAAAAATGTATCTTGATGAGAGAGAAAAAACGTACTTACTGCTCTGATTTTAACGTAAATGGATTGTTAAATGTATTTTGGTTGTGATATAACCAAAAAAGACCGGAATACAGAAATTCGAGTAAATTTCGGGGAATTTCGGGGAGACGTTTGCAACTGATTGATTTTAAATACAATTAAAAAAAGACCGAATACGATTCCTGTATTCGGTCCAGGGAAATGGCTCTTGGGAGAGAGCCGTGCGCTAAAAGTTGGCATTAATGCAGGCTTAGTTGCCTTGCTCTTTAAGAATAGATGACGACGCCAGGTTTTCCAGTTTGCGTGCAAAATGGTCAATAAAAAGCGTGGTGGTCATCAGCTTAAATATTAAAAACCGCCCGTTCTGGTGAAAGAACTGAGGCGGTTTTTTATTGGAAATCAAAAGGCTATTTTAGGTAATTAACAGAGTTTTTCAGCTCGCTCTATAAACGGTGCCAGACTCATTTTTTCGCCGGGATTGTTAGGATCATCAATCTGAATCACCGAAATGGGTTGGGTTTTAGTCTTCCCACTGGCAACTTCCTTTTGTGCGATATCGTTTAAAGGATACTGCACGAGGGTACTTGGGTTAATGACATACAAAGCATTACCCGGTCGGCAAGTCAGCATCACCTCTTCGCGATTAAACGCCCATTTGTCTTTACCCACTTCAAAACGGCTGACGGTAATCACCTGCGGTGCCGCCAGCGCAGCTGCAGAACTGGTGAGTAACAGAAACGCCAGAATACTTTTTTTCATCAT